TAAAGCGACCTCGGCAGCTCTCCTGTTGCGACCCCTGCATCTCACGATACAGGATGCTCTATACAGGACGGGGGCAGTTCTTAGGGGCCCAGCCACCCCAGACGCCATGAGATCAATGGTTCTTCACGAGAGTGAAGTTTTCTGTAGCAGCGACTATGTCAACGCCACGGGGAATTTTAATTCTCGAAACTCCGCCTACCTCCTCTCTACACTGGAGCAGTGTTCCGAAAATGTTCCAGACTATGTCTGGGACCTCGCTCTTAGGTTCGTTGGACCTGCCAAAACCAATCTCTACTCTGGAGAGCGCTTGGTCGATTCGTTTGTTGCCCTTACGGGTCAGCGGATGGGCGACTATTTGTCTTTCCCTCTCCTATGCCTCACGAACTTAGTGGGCGTAGTAAACGGCTTGACACCGTCTGTCGCCTTCCCTATGATAAGAAAGGGATTAGTCAAGATAAATGGCGACGATCTAGTTTTCCGTGCTCCCCCCACCCTGGTCACACGGTGGAAATCCCTCCTCTCTCAATCCGGTCTTGTACTGGAGGATTCGAAGACTCTTATCCACCAGGCGGTGTTTACGCTGAACAGTACTTACTACTTGTCGCGTAGGCAACGCCTTCCCCGCGCAATTTTCTTTGTGCGCGGCTCCCTCACCAACCTCTCTCCAGATCGCCTCATAAAGAAAGACGACCAACTGGGATATCTATCCCATCGCCGAGGCCTTCTGCCCCGATTCCTGGCCCGGGTGCACGAAAACACCCGCTGGTATCCTCAACAGGATAGGGTCCACCGCACAGTACGGAGCCTGTGCAATTCCGTAAGATTGGCTCTGCGGAAGACCGAAATGCCCGTTCACCCCTACGACTCATGCCCGCCTCTTAAGGCTCTCCCTCGCTGGGTTTCGTCCCATGTGATCCACGGGAGGAGATGTGGTAAAGTGTTCCGGACAGCTCCAATGGTGCAGGGGCTTAGGGATCCACCTGGGTTTCACCGAACCCATATCAAACCGGTGTCCGCTCTTGAAAAAAGTCTCCACGAGGTGGCCAGTCAATGGTCATCTTGGGAGCGCCAGCCACCCGATCCTATCCCACCCTTCAGGATCGTCCCTCTCCGTATTACCTCCGGGTATATGAGGACGCTGTCCTCGTATGTGAAGCCCAATCAATGGGGGAAGTACGTAGTCCTTCCGCAAGTGCGGGCGATAGGTTGTAAAGCCTACGCGCCGTTCTACAAGCTTGGCGAGGGGCCCAAGCCGTCTACGCCGGTTCAATTCCGGCCCTCTAGTGAGAGTCCTCGGGTATACGATGTGGGTGTGGGCTGATGTCCGGCAACGCCGGCGTAGGCTGACAGCCCTTTATCTGTAACGGTCCTGCGTTACGCCTCTGAAAAACCATCATAACACATACTTCCGTGGGCGGCCTCCGTGGTCATCCGTCCGGACCGGGAAACCGGGTCGTGGCATACGTGTCGCGTTTTGTCGGAGAATACGCCGCAGCGTGGTATGGCGGCACCCCCGTATCTGTGTAGATGGGAGTAACCTCCAGGGCCTCTCTGGTGTTGCAGATGCCCGTCACTGCGTCGGTCTATTTTCCAGGTCTTTCCGCCGCCATTATTAGGAAAACCTTC